TAAGTATATCATTTTTAGTATGTTTTACAAAAGTGACAATTTCTATTATATATGGAATCCAATAAAGTATAATATAAGTAGTACACCATATTATCAATAAAGAAGTTAGAATTGCTTTTTTGTCCAATCTAATCGTGTTCATAAACCCTCCAATTGTTTGATAAAATTACTTGATATAAATATAACCTCAAACATTATAATTATATCTTAAATTAGTATGATATTCAAGACAGTAGACGATGATTCAAACCTATCTGGTCAAAGAATTGTTAATGTTTTTGAAGCGAGAAGAATTGCACAAGAAAAAGTTAATGACTCTCTTAGAGAACATGTGACGCAATTAGAGATTGATAAAGCTGCACTAACTTCTCTTGAGCAAAAGGTCGCTAGTGGTACAACATATGAAGAAGCTTATGCTCAAAGTATGAAAAAAGCAAGTGCAGCAGCAAAAGAACATGCTGTTGCTACAAAAGGAGTTGCTGGTACAACAGACACATTTGTTGCAAAACAAAAAACAGCACAGGCAGCAATGGAATCTACTGCCACATCATCTAAAGTGGCTTCTTTAGGTATAAAAGCATTAAGAACGGCTTATAATATGTTCGCAGGTTTAGCCATTTCTTTTGCTATTACAAAGATAGTGGAAGGAATTCAATATCTTGCAGAGTCAGCAGAGAGAGCAAAAGAGAAATTAGAAAATATTCGCACAGAATTATCTGATAATAGTTCATCTTATGAAAGCAATCGTAATACATTAGAAGGATTAAGAAATGAATATGATGCGCTTATAGATAAAGCCGATAAACTTGGTGGGGTACAAAATCTTACTAATGACGAGTATACGAGATATCAAGAAATTATGTCTAAAATTCTTGGTATTACTCCGCAATTAACAACTGGATGGAATGATGAAGGAGTTGCAATTTCTAATAAAAATGGATTACTCCAGCAGTCAATCGATTTATTAGATGAAGAATATGAAAAGTCTGTTCGGAATAATACAACGAAATCTAAAAATGAAGATATAGCAAATGGCGTTATTGCGGAACTTCATGATTTTAATAATAGTGCAGACACGACAACCATTGGTGGTACAGTATCTGATATGTATACTGATTGGGTATCAGTATTGGAGAGTTTAAAGTCAAAAAATAATTTAAGCGATTATCAAATAGCTAAACAAATGTATGACTATTTGTATCCAGATGGAAACGGTATTAGACTGCAAAACGGACTTGATTGGATACAAAGTTTGCGAAATGAAATCATTAAAAATGATGATTATCAAAAATTAGCTGATAGTTTTATCGATAAGAATAATCCAATGTACTCATGGGCTTCTGATGAAACCATGAATCAAATGATTGAAAATGCAGATGCGTACTATCAGGAAATTCAACGCATTACAGACGACAGAGATACCATATATCAGAAATTTAAAGATCAATTAAATTGGAATGCACAAGCAACTCTTGATGATAGTGGAAAAAATGCATATAAGCAATTGTCAGATGAATCAAAAGCTGCATTAACGGATTATATTAACAACTTAGATTATGCTTCTATTTCTACGTCTGATGATTTTGTTACTATGGCAAATGATGTCAAATCTTTTACAAAATTATTAGCATCTGACACTGATTTACAAGATTCTATTAGTGATATCTATACTCCTAAAAAAGCAGATGAAACAATAGATCAATATGTCAGCAGAATTTATAACGCAATCGATGCATTAAAAAAATATGCTAATGATAATGGAATTGTCATACCATTAGATTTTACTCAACAAAAGGATCAAATCAACAAACTACAAAGTCAATATAATAGTATCGTTAACCGTTTCAAAACAAAAGTCGATGCTAGAGATGTACAGCAAATTAAAAACGGTACTCAAGATAGACCAAGTAATGAAGATGCAAGCAAAATTTCCACTTTCCTTGATATGAACGGAATTAGTCAGGACTTAGACTCTCTCACGGAATTTAATGAAGTAACTGCCGGCATCACAGATGCTGACGAAGCAATCCAAGCATGGACGGATCATGTAAAAGAAGCTGGTGGAGAAGTTAAAGGGCTTCCAACTACTATGGCAGAGGCATGGAAACAGCTTAAAGCTTCTACTGATGATTCTACAAAAGGAGTAGCCGATGCTCTGACTGCTTTAGCAGATAAGGGCGAACTTACGATCAAGACGTTTTCTGAGACTGATGGAGCAAAGAATTACTTTGACGGTTTAAGTATGTCTGCCGAAGAGGCAGTTAAATACATCAACAGCCTATCCGATAAAAATTCTCAGCTTGGACAGATGAGTAAGAACATTCAGGATATTACTGGTGCTCTGGGAACAAAATTATCTGACGGTATCGTTAGCGTAGATGACTTCACAGGATTCGATGCTACAATCAAGGGATTAGATTCATGGGATGAATTCACAAAATTACTTGGTGACTCCTCTTCGTCCATGGCTGAATGTCAGGAAGCTGCAAATAAACTTGCAACTGAGTATGTTAATGAGAATGCGACTCTCTCTTTGTTGAATGATTCGAACAGAGACTATTATGAAGCACAATTATCTAAAATGGGAATCACAAATGCGACCGCTGTAGTGGAAGCCGCACTTGCTAAAAATCTTGGTGAAGAAAAAGTTGCAACTGAAGAAGCAATCAAAGCTGGGTTAAATTTAAATGGTGTAAAAATCACTGCTGAAAATGCAACGGATTTGTTTGCCAATGCTACAGTAAGTGAAATAGCTGAATTAGCAAAAGAAGCACAGCAATCTGGTGTAAGTGCACAGGGTCTTGCTTTGCTTGCATTAAAGAAATTAAACAATCCTACATTAACGACAGATGGAGATATTCAAAATCTTCTTGCTTTATGTGAAGGATTAGATCTAGCTACACAAGCGATTCGAGCATATCAAAGCATCAAAAGTTCTGTATTAGACGACAATGGTAATATTAAAGCAAATAATTCTCAAGAAGCCATTCGAAAACAGGAAGCGTTGGATAACTCTTTTGCTGCCATGAAAAATCTTACTAAAGTCAATATTGAACAGAAAGTTAATACAACGCCTAGTGTTGGTGGATCTGGTTCAAATGGAGGCGGTGGCGGTTCAGGTTCGTCCACCAAAAAGAAAACCCCACTTGAAAAACTTCAAGATTGGCTCTCTACTCTCTTCGACTGGATAGAAATCAAACTGGAACGCCAAACAGATAAGATTAGTAAATACATTTCTAAGGCTGAATCCCAGTTAGACGATAAGAAGTATTCATCCTCTGCTAAGAATTATAGTAATGCTATAGACGCAACAAATGTGCAGGTTGGCTACGAGGAAACTGCTAGAGATAAATACTATGCACAGGCAAGTCAAATTCTGGATAAAGCTGTAGCAGGTGAAGTTATCTCACAGAAAACAGCCGATATTATTGCGACTCGTGTTGCGGATGGTAGCATGAATATTTCAGAATACTCAGATGAGATTCGGGAAGTTATCTCCGCTTATCAGGAATGGTATAACAAAGGCAAGGATGCTTCTGACGCATTAGAAGAACTGCACAAAAATATCCGTACATATATTCAAGATTTGAAAGATGTCCGTGATAAACAGCGTGACGCTAAAATCGATTCAATTACAGGATATAATGATATTGCGACAAGTACAGTGGCTAATTCAGCCAGAGCAAAAAATTCACAGCTTAATGCTTCTAATTCTTCTCTTGGCAAACAGAATTCAGTATATCGTGACTATGTGCAAAATGTAACCCGTGATACAAATGGGGTGGCTGCATCGGCAAATGGCTCAGTTACTAATGCTATTAAAGGAACGAAAGATGCTAAATATCGCCCTGCTCTGTTGAATGCTCAGAAAGCGATTAAAAACAAGACTGCTGTATCTGATGCGGATTTATCTACAATCAGTGCACATTCTACTTATGTGTATAATCGGTTATATGCATACAATGTAGCTCTTGATAATGCTGAAACTGCTAGGATGGAATACGCAACAGCTTACTCTAGTAATTACACCGATGCGATTAAGAATATTACAGAGAAGTATAGTAACAAAGACGATGCAACAAATGATGCTATGGATCTCAATAGTTCGAAGTCTGACAATGCTGTTACAGCAAAGATAAAGAACAAGTATCTTAATAAACAAGCTTCTGGCTATGATACAATTGCTAAGAATAATCAAGCTGAAATTGATCAATATGCTTCATCTGTAAAATCTGCAAGAAAGACTATGAATAAGTCTGCCACAGCAACAGCTTATAAAGGGTTGGGAAGCAAAGGTCAGAAAGCAGTATCAAATGTAATTGAAAAGGCACGTTCACAGGCAAAATCTAAGAAACCAATTTCTGCATCATTAATATCTAAGATCACAGAATACTATAAAAAGGGATATATCTTTCGCTCTTTCTATGAATCGTGTATCCGCTATAATAATGCTCGTGAGTCATTAGACCAAACAAGAAAACAGGCTGAAATAGATAATCAGACCGCTATTGCACAGAAAGCGGAATTGGCACAGCAGAAGTTCTCCAATATCTCGACAGAGATGGATAACAAACGTCATAAATATGAACAAACTGCTACAGAGTTAAATGCCAAAATGTCTTTATATGAGGAGCGTGGCAATGGAGCTTCTGCTAATTGGTATGTTCGTTTACAAAAGACCGAACAGAAAGAATACGATTCTCTTATAGAAAAACGTAAGAAACAGATTAAAGAATTAGACGACAGTGTGGCTAATGGAAGCATCAAAAAAGGAAGTACGGAATGGCATGACATGAAGTCGCAAATTGACGATACAACCAATTCCATTAATGATGCGAAAAAGGCACTTGCCGAATATAATAACCAGATTTTACAGGTACATTGGGATCGTGTAGATGAATATATTTCTAAGTTGCAAAATCTTACAACAGAAACTGACTTCGTTATCAATGAATTGTCTCGTAAGGATTTGACATCCGATAAGACTGGTGGCTTAACAAAAGAAGGTAACGCTGTTGCCGGATTACATGTATCTAACTACAAAGTCTACCAGACGGAAGCCAAAAAGTATCAGAGTGAAATTGAGAAGATCAATAAACAACTTGCGGATGATCCGTATAATCAAAAACTGATTGCCCACAAAGAAGAATTGGTTAAATCATATCAGGATGCAATTGCAGGGGCACAAGATGAAAAATATGCCGTGATTGATCTCATTGAAAATGGCTATACTTCACTCAAGAACCATATTTCTGATTTGATCGACCAATATAATGATCTCATTAATTCTGAAAAGAATGCCTATGATTATGCAAACAATATTAGTGATAAGACTCAGCAGATAGCAAATCTTCGTAAACAACTTGCGGCTTATTCTGGTGATGTTTCTGAAGAAGCAAGAGCAAAAGTTCAGGAATTAAATGTATCACTCAAAGATGCTGAGAAAAATCTCAAAGATACGCAGTTTGACCAGTATGTTTCTGCTACACAGGATATGCTCTCAGACTTCCAGGATGATT